AAAAATACAGCCAAATCCGTTGAAGATATGGCGAGGCGGTCAAAAAAAGCAATAGATCAACCTCGTGATGCAATGGGGCGTTTTGTAAAAATGACAAAAGACGCTGGCGACGAGGCGGAGCGCAGCCGGAGGAAGTTCCAGCGTTTCGGAGACGCCCTGAACCGGATTGGCGGACGTATGACCAGCGGCATCTGGGGCATGGCGACCTCGATCCTGCGGGCGCCCTTTTCGCTCCCCGGCATGCTGATCGGCGGTGCTGCGACATACGGCGCGGTCCGGTACGGTTTCACGAACCCACTCCGGATGGCTAGCGAGTTCGAGCAGGCGGAGATCGCCTTCACAACGATGCTCGGTAGCGCCGAAAAGGCCCGTGAGTTCATCGATGAGATGAACCGATTCGCCGTGGCGACGCCCTTTGATGTTGCGGGCGTCCAGGAAGCTGCAAAGCGCATGCTGGCTTTCGGCTTCCGCCAGGAGCAGATCATCCCGTATCTCACCGCCATCGGAAACGCTGCTGCTGGCCTGGGCGGGGGAACCGATCTCATCGACCGCATTTCGCTTGCCATTGGGCAGATGCAAGCAAAAGCGAAGGTAAGCGCCGAGGAAATGCTGCAGTTGACCGAGGCTGGAATCCCGGCGTGGGAAATCCTCGCTCAGAAGATGGGCAAGACAACGCGGGAAGTCATGGACCTGTCCTCGAAGGGGCTGATCCCGGCGAGCGAAGCCATCGCGATGCTAATTGAGGGCATGAACGAGCGCTTCCCGGACATGCTGGAGAAGCAAGCAAACTCGTTGGACGGCCTGAAAAACCAGATCATGGAGACGTTCAACCTGGTGGTCGTGAAACGCTGGGGCGACGGGTTGTCACGAGCACTGAAGCCGCGGCTGGACACGATCAACAGATGGGTCGAAAGCAACGAGGGCAAACTCAATCGCTGGGGGCAGGCTCTCGAACGAGTGGCGTTCCAAGGGTTCGACTACTTCCTGCGACAAGGCGAGCGCGCATTCGACTACATCCGGGTGAACTACCTCGAAAACGAGGAATTCCAGAAGCTTCCGTTCAACAAGAAGATCCAAACCGTGTTCGATGACATCGAACGGAAGTTCACCACATGGTACAACAGCGGAGGGAAACAAAAAATCGAAGAAGGCGCGAATAACTTCGTGAGTTGGTCTATTGGTGTGCTGGAATCGTCACTTCCTCAAATGACCGAAATCGGGGTGAAACTCGGTAAGGAGATAGGCGCAGGATTGATAGATGGGTTGAAAGATGCTGCCAAAGATCACCCCATTCTCGGCGGGCTTGTGGCCGGCGCCGCGACTCCGGGGCCATGGCAAGTCAAACTCGGGGTCGGGTTGGGCGTCACGGCAGGAAGCGCGATCATGGGAGGAGTCGAAAGGTATCACGAAAGACAGGAACAGGAGCGTCAGGAGCGCATTGAGAGATGGGACAACTTTATGCAGAAGCTCGAAGAAAAGCCCGACGATGTGCCGCTGTATACCGGCTTGTCGATAGAAGCGCCAAAGAAGTCATATCCAGACCTGTCCAGGATGATCCCGGGACACTCTTCCGGCCTGCCATACGTCCCAAAGGACGATTACATTGCCCGCCTGCATGAGGGTGAGCGCGTGCTGACGAAGCAGGAAAACCGGGAATATACCCAGCAGCGAGCGCAGGCGGCAACGCCGACCATAAGTGCCACTATCAATGTCAACGTATCCGGATCCGCTGCAGCAGGCGGCATGGCGGTGGTCAAGGAAGCCGCCAGGCGCGGTGCCAGGGAAGGACTCGAAGAGTTCTGGCGAAGCATGCGGCGGAACATGCTGGTGGAGGTGGAAATCTGACATGGCGTTGCTCGGGGGATATGAAATCCACGTCATCACAGAAACGCCGGAATACAGCGTAAACGTAACCCAATATCCTGTCGAAGACGACATCGCTCTGACCGATCATGTGGAGCGCCTTCCCTCCATGATGACCATCACGGGCAAGATTCTCGGCCCGGACGCCGCCAACATCCGGGAGAAGTTGAAAGAGGCGATGTATTCCGGGCAACGCTTGGACTACGTCGGCCGGAACGCTTTTCGTCAGGTGTTGATCGCGAGCATTGAGACGGAGCATGACTATGAAGTTGCGAATGGTTATAGGTTTACCATGACCCTGCAGCAGGTGCGCATCGCAAAACCGTCCTATGCTCCACTGCTCAATGACCCGATTTTGCTGGCACAGGTCAAACCGACGACCAGTGCTGGTCAGCAGCAGGTCGCGGACAAACCGTCCGCTGGCACGCCTCAGATGCACACGATACGCCGCGGGGAGACGTTCTATAGTATCGCACCGAAGTACGGCACGACGTGGCAGGCCATCTTGGCGCTAAACCCGGGAGTCGACCCGCGCAAACTGCAAATCGGTCAGAAGGTGAGGGTTGCCTAATGTACATCCCGATCCAAAAAGAGCAGACGCCATACAGGTTCGAGATCCTGCTCGGTGCCGAGCCATTCGAAATCGAGGTCCGCTACAATGCGGACTTTGATTTTTTTACGGTCGACCTGTACAAGAACGGCGAAGCGCTGGTCTACGGTGAAAAACTGGTCTACGGCGTGCCGCTGTTCATCGACGTGTTCGATCAACGATTTCCGGTATTGCAGTTGGTCCCGAAGGACGATGCCGGACTGGAGACGCGAGTCGGATACTCGAACCTGGGAGAGACGGTTTTCCTGCAGGTGGTGGAATAGATGGAGCAGTTCAAGCGAGTGGTCGAGGTCTCGGTGGCAGGCAAAACCTTTTCGTCCAAATATCTGCACATCGAGTTCGACGTGCCATTTGACGACGACGCCAGTCCGAACGAGAGCGTCATCCGCATCTACAATCTGAGCCAGGACACAATCAGCCGCATCCGCCGGAATGACGTTCTGACCATCAACGCCGGGTACGAGGGTGACGTCGGCATGCTCCTGTCAGGAAGAGTGACATACACGTCGACCAGAAAGGAAGGGCCGGACAAGGTCACGACCATATATGTTTTAGACGGTCCGGATCTGTCCGGGGTCAAAATCGAGGAAAAAGCATATGCCGCCGGCGTGACTGCGCGGACAATCCTGAACGATCTGATTCCGATGCTCGGGGTGCCGGTGGCGGCTATCAAGCTGCCGAACAACAAGGTTTACACGGATGGGTATACGGTCAGCGGGTCAATCATCGCTCACTGCGAAGAGGTGGCCAAGGACTCCGGGGCAGCGTTCTATATCAACCGGGGGAAACTGTACGTCCGCCCGCTCACTGATGGTGACGACGCCCGATTCGTGCTTCGTTCCGACACCGGACTCGTCGGAAGCCCTGAATACTTCGAAGAACGCGATGGCTTGAAAGGTTACCACGTCGAGTGCCTGCTCCAGCTTCGGATCACGACCTGCAGTCCAAATTCGTCCGCGGGAGGTTCAGGGTTCGGCGCGGGCGGCACACCTGCAGCATGGACACGTTCTTAACGACGGCGGAGGTGATCGAGAGTGCCTGACGCGGAGGAGTACCTGAAGTCATTCGTTCGGCAGAATCTACTCCATCTGCATACGGCCATGCCAGCGCGGATCGTGGGTTATGATGAGACACGGCGCCGTGCCACGATCCAGCCTTTACACATGACAAAAGAAGCAGGTCGACCGCCCCGGGAGCTTCCGGTCGTCCAGAATGTGCCCGTCATATCGTGGCGGCTCCGGGTGGATGGCGGCGAATCACGGGAGTATGTGCCGGACTATCGGCCCGGTGACATCGTGTTCGTCGCCTTTTCTGAGCGTGCGTTGGATACAGTCCTGGCCGGCGGAGGCCGGCCGGTTCTCCCGGACTCCACGCGGCATCACAGTCTCAATGACGCTGTCATCTTGGGGAGGTTGATCCCGTGAAGGACCTGAAACTGCAAGACGGTGACCTCGTGCTCGAAAACGACGATCTGGCCATCGTCGACGGAGCTGACGAACTCCGCCAGACCGTTTACATCGGCATGCAGACGAACCGGGGAGAGTGGTTTTTGAACCCGGAAATAGGGATTCGGCACGCCGTATTCGTCGGGAAGAATCCGAACGACGAGGAGATGCGGGCCGAGATCATCCGGGGCGCGATGCAAGATGAACGTGTCCAATCGGTAGAGGACATCGTCATCGAACGTAACACTAGGGAGCGAAAGGTTTCGGTGACGTTCCAAGCAGTGGCGACCAGCGGGGAAGCGGTGGATGGGGAGGTGACACTGAATGCTTGACGCGAAAGGCTTTCGACGTCCGACATACAACGAGATTCTCGCTGAAATGGAAAAGGATGCCCGGGCGCGATTCGGCGAGAATGTGAACACATCGGATCGGTCTGTCCTCGGTATCCTGCTCCGCCTCGTCGCCTGGGTTCTGTCGAAGGTGTGGCAGACGACGGAAAACACCTACTACGGAGCATACGTGAACACAGCCGAAGGTGTCCAACTTGATCGTCTCGGACCGTATGTTGGCATTCAGCGGAAACTCGCAACCTGGGCGACAGGGACAATCGAGCTGACCGGGACACCAAACTATACGGTGCTGGCCGGCTTTCGCGTGGAAACTCCGTCTGGCGTGGTTTTCGAAACGGTGGAAGATATCACACTGGACGGTAGTGGTGAAGGGACAGGCGAGATCCGGGCGCTCGAGCCAGGGACCATTGGGAACGTTGCGGCCGGCGCGATCACGGTCATCACCAATCCGAATGCGAACATCGCGTCCTGCACGAACCCGCAGCCAACCATCGGTGGTCAGAACAAGGAGACCGATCAGGAATTTCGCGAGCGATTCACCCTTTCCGTTTCCGGCGGTGGCGCCGCTACCATCGACAGCATCCGGTCGGCGCTTCTGCGGACGCCTGGGGTCCGTGCGGCTATTGTGATCGAAAACAACAAGTCAACTACGGACACCGCAGGCAGGCCACCGAAATCGTTTGAGGCATACGTGCTCGGTGGGCAGCCGGAAGATATCGGCCAGACGATCCTGAACACAAAGGCGGCGGGCATCGAGTCCTACGGTTCGGAAAGCGTCGTGGTCAACGACATTTCTGGCACTCCGCACACGATCCGGTTTTCCTATGCCGAGGAAGTTCCGGTACACGTCCGGGTCACAGTTTGGAAGAACACCAGTTACCCGGCGGACGGCGACATGCAGGTCCGCTCTGCCATCGTCCGATACATCGGCGGTGAGGACAGCGACGGACAGTTGTATGTCGGCCTGAACATGGGCGAAAGCGTCATTCACTCCCGCCTGATCGCCACCGTGTACAAGGTGATCGGCATCGAAGACGCGAAGGTCGAACTGTCCACAGATGGATCAACGTGGAACGAGGCGAACATCCAAGTCGACCCGCATGAGGTAGCGCAGACGTCGCACGCCATCATCACGGTGGTGCATGCGACATGATCACAGTCCAGGACATGCTACGCCGGCTGACGGATGTGTTCCGGAAGGATCCGGAATCGAACGTCGGGAAGCTGATGGCCATCTTCGCCGGCCAGCTGCAGAAACTGGAGCAGACCGTCCAGCGCGTCGAGGAGTGGAAGGACATTGACCAGGCAGAAGGGACGACACTGGATCGGATAGGGGAGAACGTGGGGCAGCCGCGCGGGGTGGCGGCGGACGAAATTTTTCGGATCCTGATCAAGTCCAAAATCGCCCGCAACCTCTCGAAGGGCGATATCAATACGATCATCACTGTGCTTGCGACAGCACTGGACACGGATCCGAGCGAAATCAAGATCGCAGAACAATATGCGGATCCAGCCAACCCAGAGCCAGCTGCCATATCATTGATCGCACTGCCACTCCAACGGCTGAACCAGGTTGGCATGGACCCGGCGCAGTTTTCGCGAATCGTGGAGCGAACGGTCGCAGCAGGTGTCCGAGTCGGCGTGATTGAACTGACCGGTACGTTTGAGTTCGGGAGCATGGACGATCCGCTGGATCAAAACACCGGATTTGCAGACATCGAACAGTCTTTCGGCGGTACGCTC